AGCCGATAAAACAGCCATTGTCCCGCTACCTAAAGCTTCATAGGTTGGGACTCTTTGAAATCTTAGGTCTTTGCCAGAAACGTATAAACCGTCATTAGCCAATAACATAAAATCGGCATCATCGGCATCTTTAATAATTGGGGCTTTACCTTTTTTGTCGTTCTTAAAGTATTCAACAACTGTCTGAATACTTATAAAGTCGCCTGCACCCGCGAGTAAACCTTGAGGCACTCTGAATACTTTTTCGTTCTCAAAGTTTTTTGTGTCAGAATCGTCGTCTGATACCTGGCTATCAGTAACAATAATCTTTCTAGTCCAGTCACCAATAATCGTACTCATATTCAACCTTAGTTAAAAAGGGTAATTATTCCGGCCACATAAAAAATTACAGCAACAAGTTCAACTAAAAATAAAGGTGTATCTTTTTGAGCCCAACCTGCGAATGTCCATAATACACTGCCTATAAGGCTAAGCACTATATTTATTGGGTATATATTAAAGCTTGTTAAACCAATTCCCGCTAGGCATAAAATAGTGCCTAACCATTTGATTATAATCATATATTCTTTACAAACATGTGACATTTTAAACAAAAAACCCCGCCTTGTGAGCGGGGTCTATTGCTACATAGGGGTTTACCCTAATTAAGCACCTTGCGAACCGAACATACCCAATGGGTCTGAGAAACCAAATGAATAACGCTCACGAGCCTTGTAACGTACGTTACCAGTATCAAAGTCGCCGTCCATGCCAGTTGCCATAGGTGTACGAACAAAGTGCTTCATGCCGTTTGGTACATCAGTGCACAAGAACCATGCGTTGTTATCTGTCAAGTAGTTGTTTACTGTATAACCACCTGGGATAGAACCATTGTTCTTAATTGCGTTGATGTCGTTATCGGCTGTACCTACACGAAGTTCTGTTTCCAACAAACGTGTTGCAACGAATTGCAATGATGGTGGAACAATTAACTTAGTAGGTTTAGCAGCGATTAACAAGCCACGCTCGTCTGTCCAAGCAGCGATTTGAATAACAGCATTTTCCAATGATGTTTCGTTCAAGTCAGCTTGAGTAGCCGGAGTATTGCTGTTAACACCACCAGAAACTAGCGGATGGTCTGTAGCAAACAATGCAACTCCATCACCACCAGCAAAGGCGCTGTTGAAGCCGTTGTTCAACACGTTAGCAGCTTTAACCTGCTTTGTGTACGCCATAGCGCGAGCCAATGCTTTAGTGTAGCGACCAGACAATGAGTCATACAAGTTGTCTTCGATAGCCTCTTCAGTCAAACTGAAGCCTAAAGCGATAGTCTCGTGTGTATAGCGAGCTGTAAACGCTTCCTGTGCGTTGTCATATGCCAATGAAGAACCTTCGTTCTTTACTGGAGCGGCACTAAAGCCTGACAACTTAGTTTCTTCTTCAAACGAACGCTCAGAAGTCTCTGTTTCGTAGATTTCTTTGTGTTGTTCACCGTATGTTGCGTACTCAAGTCCGAACAATGCGTTCAGTCCTGGTAATAGCTCTTTTAAGAGTTGTGCGCGTGAAATAGCCATTTTTAATTAGCTCCTATTAAGATGCGTTGTTACCAAGTGTAACTTGTAATTGTGGCTGATTTAGCTTAACGATAACTTCACGGAAGTTAGTTGCGTTAACGGCTGTTTCAGGAACAACGTCGATTACACGGACTGGAAGAATCGCTGTATTAGCAGCGGAGCCTGATATTACTGACAAACCTGAATTACCTGTGGCGTTATTACCTGTGCCAGTAGCAATTGACATGTTTGTACCTACAACTGCACGTGTTACAGAAGTAACAACGCTTGTATTGCCAGAAGTAGTAACTGCGGCTTTAAACGCAGCTTGTGGGTCCAATACTACATAAGCAATAGCGCTTGTAACGCCAGTTGGGTAGTATTGAGCTTGCACAGTTTGACTTGTGCTGTTTACATATTGACAACCTACAAACACACCTAGAGTAGCTTGTGCTTCTACGTTTGCGCCAATTGCTGATTTTTCTACAGTGCCACCAACGACTAGTTTAACAATGTCACCGTTGTAGATTGCTGTTCCGTATGCAGATGTAATTGGAATCTGGCGGATAGCACCGGCATATGGCATGCCGTCTACACGATTAATTGCTTGAAAGCCGTAGGGAGCAGAAACGGTTGGATAAGCCATTTTTAAAACTCCTTAAAATTAAATTAAATTACTTGCCTTTGCCAAACGACGTCGTGGATTTTTTCTCACTAAAGAGAGGCATCCTTGGGTCGTTGTCTTTCATAAAACTATTGTCTACAGCTCTCGTTTGGGATTCGGTAACGTTTGCATAATGGTCATTACGCTGTTGAACGAACTCCGCCGGAGTTTTGCATAACAATAATCCGCCAATCTCAATGTTGTCTTTATAACGACTTGAGGGGTCAGCTAGCAGTTTAAATTTTGGTTGTTCTTCAATTCGAACTGGCTCCCAGCCTTCTCTCATTTTTGCTGAGAGGTTACGCGGGTCTGCGTTGTTCAAAGTTGAAACACGAATCCATCGATAAGCGAACCCAGCCTGTTTGTCTGGCTCGGGGAGAAGGTCGGCGGGCATCCACTGTTTAGGACGCTCAACTAATTCACGGGTTTCTAACTCACGGTCTAATCTTTTTTCAGCCATTTCGGGCCTCCATTTTTAAAAGTTCACGGGCATATTGCTCTGGGGATAGTCCAAGCTTTCGGGCTAGTGCTATCTGGCTTGGCTTCAAACGAATTTGTTTAGAACTCGTACTCCGCGTTGCCGGCGCTACAACCGTGCTCGGTTTAGATTTTTGAGAAGGTTTGGATTCCTCTTCAACGTCAACCTTTGTTTGTGGCTCCAAAGTATCAAAATACTCTGAAAACACCTTACGCATCTCTTTGTCAATGCGCTGAAAATATTGGTCAGTACCAACAAATGTCTTGCCGTACTCATCAATCAATTCTTCATGCAGTCCTAAAGCGTACGCAGTCATTGACTTTTTGGGGCCAAACCACGCATTCTTTTCTGTCCACTCCTGAGTTTTGGCGTCTGGAGTTACGACTCTTTCCTGCAATTGAGGTATTTGTACTTCATTTTCTTGCTCTTGTAAAGCACTTGGTCGAAAATCTTTTACTTTATCTGATTTTATAGCAGCAGAGTTCAACTTAGCCTGTGCTTCTACGATTCTGTCAGAGTCACCAGTCTCTAGTGCTTCTTTGTAGCCGCGTTTAGCTACTTCTAGCTCTAACTCAGTGGCGTTTTGCACAGTTTCAATGTACGTTTTCTCGCCTGTAGAGTAGGCCTGCTTTAGCTTTTTGTTCTCATCAAAGAGTCTTTGAGCCACACGCACGGCCTCTTGCTGTTCACGCAAGGCTGCTTCCTTCTCACGGCGCTCATCATGCCATACCTTTTTTAGCTGGGCTAGCTTTTCTTTAGCTTCAGCGCTGTACTTATCTAGCTCATCTTCCTCTAGCTTCTGTACGATTTCTTTAGGCATTGGCTTAACGCCGCGGTCTTCTGGGGGCGTATCGTCCTCAATTTCAATCTCAATTCTGTCTTCTTCAGCTGAGACTGACACGTTTTTATCTTCGTCAAGCTCATGCGGGAACTTAAATTCCTGCATTCCAAATTCGTTATTTTCAGCCATTTTGGGGCTCCTTATTTACGTTTGATACCACGAGGGTCGTCTACCGTACCTTCAACGCTGTCGTCGTTGATGATGCGGAACTCTTTGCCATGAATAATTAGTCTAGTACCGGCGTTTGGACGAACTAGAACAAAATCACCTTCTTGGCACCAGTCACCTGTAGGGAAGCGGGTCGCATCTTTGTAACAATCAGGACCTTTTTTAACTACAAATAAAACTGTTGTAAGAACTTCCTCGTAGTGCAGGGTTTGGTCTGCTTTTAAAATACCACTGTCGTATTCTTTTTCCTGCTCTGGAATAGCGCAAAGAATGCGATAACCGGATGGTTGTGGTAGTTGTGATGCTTTGTCATCGGCTGTTTGGGGCACGATAGTATCGCTGTTTGAGGCGATAATTAGGTCACTCATCTGAGTTCTCCATGGTTGATTTGAGGTCTGTAACTACTAAACATGCGG